TCGAGGCGGCTTGCGTCCTGTCGCCGACGGCGAGGGCACAGGCCAACTTGCTCTACGCCGCCTACCAGAAATGGCACCGCGAGACGGGCCAACGGGACGTCATAAGCCAGCGGGCGTTCGGCACGCGGATACGGAAAACGTTTGCCGTGAACGAGGGCCGCCACGTCTTTTACCTTGGCCTCGGGTTGCGTGACGACGCGCAGCAGGACATCGAACTTTGACGCCCCGCGCCGGTCGCGCCATTCGTTTTGGATGCAAGGGTGACAGTGATTTTTCCGCTATTTGGAATTTGCCTAGTTTAGGGACGTTAGCGCGCGCCCTTGCGCCCTTTCGCGCCCTTTTTCGGTATTGTAGCTTACCCAACCCTCGTGGAGAGGGATAATAGTCCGGAAGGGCGCAGAAGGGCGCAAGGGCGCAACCTCCGCTAAAGGGCGCAGAAGGGCGCGCTCGCTAACACAATCAGGAAAATAAAGTTATGTTAGCGAAAAGAAACGCGCCACAATAAAGATACCCACGTGTCAGCGGACCAGAACCCGTTAGCAGACGCGCCACTCGAGGCGCAGCTGTCGGACGGGGAGTCGCCGTTTCCGGCGACCGCGCTTCAGAAAGAAGAACAGCCTCTTCCACCCCGCCGCGCCGCGTTCGTCGCGGAATATCTTAAAGACTTCAACGCCACGCAAGCGGCAATAAGAGCCGGTTACTCAGCGCGCACGGCTCAAGAAATTAGTCATGATCTGCTATCCAACGCTCTTGTGGCAGACGCCGTGGCGCGGGGCAAAGCCCAACGTCTCGAGCGCGTCAACGTCACTGCAGATAAAGTGCTCCAAGAGATGGCGCTCCTCGCCGAGTCTGACGTCAGCCACTACATCATCGACGACTACGGCCAAGTCGAGCTTGCGGAAGGCGCCCCCGACGGCGCGATGCGCGCGATCCAGTCCATCAAGCGCCGCGTCCGCGTGCTGGAGGACGGCACCAAGGAGTACAACGTCGAGCTCAAGCTTTGGGATAAGCCGACCCCGCTGCGGCTGCTGGGCCGCCACGTCGGCATCTTCACTGACAAGCTTGAGGTGACCGGCAAGGGCGGCGGCCCCATCCAGGTCGCTGCCGCGCAGCTTGCTGATATGACGCAGGAACAGCTTGCTGAAATGGCCCAGCAACTGGCCTCCGCCGCAAAGGAGCTAACCGCATGAGGCTGGGCTCCTATAAAATTACCCAGGAACAGGGTTACGCCAACCGCGCTTGCGCTAAAAGCAGAGAAAAAAGCGCGACCATTGCCCTCCTCGAGAAACCAAAGGATCGCGCCCAGCTCAACATTGCCCTCGCCCTGGTGAAGGCTGAACAGGATCGCCGCCGCTGGGCCACGGACCCCGACGCCTGGGCCGCGGAGCGCCTAGGCGACGTCTTGTGGTCTGGTCAGCGCGAGATCCTCCTCGCCGTTCGCGACAATCGCAAGACCGCCGCCGCCACGTGCCACGAGATAGGAAAAAGTTACGACGCTGGTATCCTCGCAGCCTGGTGGATTGATACCCACAAACCTGGTGAGGCGTTCGTCGTCACAACAGCACCGACTGGCCCGCAGGTTAAGGTTATTCTCTGGAAAGAAATAGGACGTGCACACTCGCGCGGTAACCTGCCAGGCCGCATCAACCCCACGGGATGCGAATGGAAGATGGATGTCCGCGACCCGAAGACTGGTATGGTCAAAGAGGAAGTCGTGGCGATGGGCCGCAAGCCCAACGATTACTCCCCAGCAGCGTTCCAGGGTGTGCACGCGCCGTTCGTCCTGGTCATCATAGATGAGGCTAACGGTGTCCGCGGGCGGCTACACGACGCACTCGATTCGCTTATTGCTAACGACAGTTCAAAACTCTTGATGATCGGTAACCCAGACGATCCGGCAGGCGAGTTCTACGACGCCTGCAAGCCGGAGAGTGGGTTCCGTGTGATACATATATCTGCGTTCGATTCCCCTAACTTTACAGGTGAGCCCATCCCGGATGCTATCGGCCGGCAGCTTATTGGCAGGACGTATGTTGAGGAGCGCCGGGCCAAGTGGGCGCCGACCTGGACGTGGCTGCCGGATGGCTCGCGTTGCGTGCCGCCACGCGACGGCAAGCTCGAGGATACTCATCCGTTCTGGCAATCGAAAGTTCTGGGCCAGTTTCCAGTGCAGTCTGCAGCGGGGTCGCTCATTCCGCTTTCCTGGATACGCGCGGCCCAGGAACGTGAGCTTCGGCCAGGGACACCAGTTTATTTGGGCTTGGACGTCGGTGCTAGTGAGGCTGGTGACCCTTCCTGTCTTGGCCACGCGCGCGGGCCGGTTTTTCGCATCCTCTATGAGGAGCGGCAACCAGACACCATGAAGACGACAGGCAAGCTGTTGCAGCACCTCGCCGACCCCTCTCTAGGTGCTGAGCTTGCGAAGGTGGACTACATCGGTGTAGGACGTGGCGTTGTGGACCGGGCCCAGGAGCAGGGCTTGCCGGTGCATCCCATTAGTGTCGGCGAGGCAGCGACCGTTACATCGTGCCTTGTGTGCAAGCATGAGTGGGATAGGATGGACATCCCGCTGCCTGAAGGCAAATGTCCGAAATGCGGTTCAGATCTTATCCGGCCGGTGTTTGCTAACTTGCTCTCGCAACTATGGTGGAGCGTCCGTGGCTTGTTCGAGCAGGGGAACATCGACATCGACGAGGCGGATGACGAGCTCGCGGCTGAGCTGCTGACCGTGCGCTGGGAGCCGAATAGCAAGGGGCAGATTGTCGTGAAATATGGCGCGGGGCCGTCGCCGAATCGGGCAGATGCCCTCCTCATTACGTATGCGCGCGTATGGGATCGGAAACCGATCAACCATAAGGAGGCCGGCATGACGTCGGTGGCCACGTGGTAGGAGAACAGATGCACTTTACCACGTACAAGCGCAAGAACATTGCAGAGATGCGGCCCTACCTCGAAGGCGAGGACATGACGAGCATCTCGATCAGCGAACTTGACAAGCAGGCTGGATCTCCGAAGGAAGGCGACATGATCGCCCGCAACCCGGAGAACCACGCGGATCAGTGGCTGGTGGCTCAGCGGTATTTCCTCGACAACTTCGAGGCGTAAACGATGGCCGACGGACCCAACGGCAACGGCGCCAACACGATCGACGCAGGGCAGCAGATGGAGCTGCGCGTCGCGGAGGCCGAGCTGCGCGCCCTGGAGTCCAGCGTTCTTCTTGCGCGCTCGATCTTTGCTCGCGAGCATGGCCTCACCTTCGACGGCGATCGCGACGAGTACGCCGTGTTCGGCTACGATCGCATCGTCAGCGACCGCCAGTATCGCTCGGAATATCTGCGCGGCGGCATCGCCGGGCGCATCGTCGACGCGCTGCCAAACGCTACGTGGCGCGGGACGGTCGAGATCGTCGAGGACGAGGACCCGGACAAGCACACACCGCTGGAGCAGTCATGGGCCAACCTCGACAAGCGCCTGCAAGTGCAAGCGAAGCTGGCGCGCGCGGACAAGCTCACGGGCCTGTCGACGTTCGCCGTCGTGTTGATAGGCTCGGCCATCGACGGCAACCTTGAGACTGAGCTGCCACGGGGCAAGGACGAGTCGCAGATCATCTACCTTACGCCCTTCGCCGGTGGTGGTGGTCCTGGCGGCGACCGCACGTCGCGTATGGCAGCTACCAACGCCGACGCGATGATTCACGAGTTCGACACGGACGCTGCTTCGCCACGCTTCGGGTTGCCGAAGACATATCAGCTGCGGCGCCTAGATGTCAACGCGCCCGCGATGCAGCGCCCTGTGCACTGGTCGCGCATCCTGCACATCGCCGAGGGTCTGCTCGACAACGACGTCTACGGCCTGCCACGCCTCGAGCGTGTGTGGAACTTGCTCTGTGACCTGCGCAAAGTGACTGGCGGCGGCGCGGAGGCCTTCTGGCTGCGCGCCAACCAAGGCCTGCACGTCAACGTCGACAAGGACATGCAGCTTAATAAGGATGAATACGCCGACGTGCTGACCAAGCTCAAGGAGCAGAGCGAGCTCTACAAGCATGGCCTCACGCGCTGGTTGAAGACGCGCGGCGTGGACGTGAACACCCTCGGATCAGACGTGGCGAACTTCTCGTCGCCCGCCGACGCCATCCTGACGCAGATCGCGGGCGCGCTGTCTATACCTAAGCGCATCCTGACTGGCAGCGAGATGGGCGAGCTGGCGTCGTCACAGGACCGCGACAACTGGAAGGACCAGGTCAATGGCCGACAGACTGGTTACGCTGGTCCTTATATTCTGCGCCCTCTGGTGGATCGCTTGGTTCAGTATGGCTATCTCCCAACACCTGCTAAGGGTCCTGATGCGTACGAGGTTCGGTGGCCCCATATCCAGACGATGACGGAGCAGGAGAAGCTCGCGGGCGCCACGGCCTGGGCGCAGCTTAATGGGCAGATGGGCGAGCCTCTGGTGACTGAGGCTGAAATCCGCGAGAAGTGGATGGACAAGGCGCCGCTGACGGATGAGCAGCGCCAGGAGATGGCCGACCGGAAGATGGAAGCCCAGGAGGCTGCTGCTGAGGCGCAAGCTGCGCTCGCGCCACCGGAACCTGAAATTCCAGAAGAGGAAATTGAGGAAGAGGACGAGGAGCTGCGCGCCGCCGAGGCGGCCGAGCGCGAGACCGTCCACGTCCTGGCCGCCGCCATCGAGGCCGGCAATGCGGAGGTCGTCGGCAAAATCACCGGCCTTCCGGGTCCGACCGGGTTTCGGGCGCTGTGGCCTAAGGTGGAGAAAGAATGACGGCCATGTCCTCGCTCCTCGCCGCCCAACTCCTAGTCGCCGCCGCGCGCGACGCGGGGACCCTCATCCCGGTGGCGCAGTTCAGGGCGCTGTGGCCGAAGGCTGACGGCAGCGACGACCATGGGCGGGGGGAGAATGCTGCACCACAAGTTCGGTTCGGCTCAGATCATAACCCGGATTTGCTTAGTAAGGACATGGAGGCGAAACTTATTGACGTCGCCTCAGCTATCAGCGACCCTAGTGATGCTGTCAAGACGACCATTGAGGTCGGTGGCTTCAATGACCGTAACTACCACGTTAACATCTTCAACTACGAAGCCGGCCGGACTATCGGCTTCAATGTAGCCCATGGCCCACGTGAAACTGAGGCTTACTTGGATCTCGTTTCCTTCAAGGAGACGACGTCCCCACGCCAGGCGCGTGCCGCGCTTGCGAATACGCTCGACTTTATGGACCTGGCAGACGTCGACACCCTCACTACAGATGCCGGCCTCGACGACGGTGGTTACCTGTGGGCGCGTATGGGATTTGATGCTGTACGCCCTGAGGATTTTCGCGCTATGGTGCATGAGCGCGTGCAGTCGATAGACAAGAATTACGCGACGTCTTCACTCATACGCGATGTGTATAAGAGAAAAGACATAGACGGTCTTTTGCTTGCCATTAACGAAAGTAAAGCTAGACCTGACCTGCCGCGGATTATCGCCGACTTACCTGGCGGCAAATCTTTTTTGCGTGGGACCGCTTGGGATGGCGTGCTAAATATTCGGAAACCTGGGGCGCTCGACCGTATCAACCATTTCACTGGTCGCAGTAAGAGACCGGCGCTCAGGGCCGCCGCAAAAGATTCAAGACCTATACTCGAACGCCTTATCCTCGGCGAAGACGTGCTGCCGAAGCGGCGTGACGCAATGGAGTTCCGCGCCCTCTGGCCGGACGCCTCAGGCCAGGACGACCACGGTCGTGGCGAAGGCGCTGGCCAGTGGCCCGAGGGCCTGAAGAACGTCTCCGGCGCCAAGGGCTCGAACCCTGGCGGCCTGTACGAGGACGCCTCCGGCCAGCGGTGGTACGTCAAGCGCTACAACGACCCCAGACAGGCCGCCTCAGAGCACGTCTCGAATGCCGTGTATCGGGCTGTGGGTGTCGATGCTCCAGACTCGGTCCTCGGCGAGGGTGGCGACTACGCCTCGAAGTGGATGGAGGCCGACGGCACGCTCGGCGAGAAGGGCCTCACGAAGGGGCGCGCCGACGCGATCCTCGACGGGTTCGCCGCGGACGTACTACTCGACAACTGGGACGCGGTCGGCACCGGTCACGACAACGTCCTGGTAACCGGTAACAAGGTCATGCGTGTGGACCAGGGCGGTACGCTACTGTTCCGGGCTCAGGGCGCGCCGAAGCCGGAAGCTGGACTTGAGCACATCGGTGAATGGGATTCACTCGTTAGCTCGAACACTTACTATGCGAAGGTCTTCAAGGTGGCAGGTATCAAGGACGGCAATGCACTTGGCGAGCGCGCCGCGAAACAGATTGACCGCATTGTAGCAGCCCGCCCAGTCGGTGGCTGGAAGTCATTTGTCGATCGCGTGGCGCCAGGTGCCGGTGGTGCTTTTCGCGCGCGTGCGGCAAAGATGCTGGAGGCTCGGCAGCGGCTGCTTGAGGCTAAGCGCGACGAGCTGCGCGGGAAGAAGCCGCGCGCGGCGGCCGAGTTCCGGATATTGTGGCCTAAGGCTGATGGTACTGATGACCATGGGCGTGGTGAGGGTGAGGGTGGTCATAATAATGGTTCACCATCTAAACCTGTTTCTCGCATCGATGTAAGTACGGCTGAGAAGGGCGGTTCCTGGTACGTAACGCACTGGTCGGATGACAAGGAACGAAAATTTACGGAACAGCGCCATTCGTATTTTCATCCGGACCAGGAATTTGATTCAGGCAATTTGCATGGGGAGCGCGGTGCGCTCATACGCGGTATCCTCACGCTGAAGCATCCCAAAGTTGTGCCATCTGACACATCCATAGACATGACTGCCGCAGGCGTGGCGGAACTTAAGAAACAGGGCTATGACGGGGCGGTGAACGAAGAAGGTTGGGAAGTCATAGCGTTTTCCCCAGCACAGGCGTTCAAAGAGGAATCGCGCGAAATAGACCCTTATCTTCACATCGTAGATGAGCGCCTCCGCGGGTTGGACTTCAACCCCGAACAGCCCCGCGACGAGGGCGGCAAGTGGACCGACGGTGGTGCCGGGATGACGGTCAAGAAGAAGGCCGCTGCCGCGACCCAG